AGGAGGTGATCTTTGTCTACTAAGAACCTTAATGAAAAGCAAAAGCTATTCTTAGAGGTGCTGTTTGAAGAAGCTAAAGGATGCCCCGTTACAGCTAAGAAGCTGGCGGGGTACTCCCCTACTTACTCTACTACAACACTTACATCAGCTTTGGCTGAAGAGATATCTGAACTCACTCATAAATTCATAGCACAAAGCTCTACTAAAGCAGCTTATACAATGTTTGATGTCATGGGTACAGATGATCTTCTTGGAGCCAAAGAACGTATGGCTGCTGCTAAAGACATAATGGACCGAGCAGGTTTTGTTAAAACTGAAAAGGTTGAGGTGAAGACTGAGGTACCTCTCTTCATCCTACCAGCTAAGAATACATAATAATAATAATAATACTTGACAACTACAAGAGTTTGTGATATAAATGGCTAGAAGTAAGGCTCCTACATTCGACAACGATATTCAAGGACAAACTTGGAGAATACCTAAAAGGGGCGTTAAAGGTGAGTGGTACCCGTTAATTAGAGTTGGACGGTACATACCTTTTGGTTATGAACAAGACGCTGATGACGAACAACTACTACAACCTATTCCATTTGAGCTTGAGTTACTAGAGAAAGCTAAGCTATATCTTAGAGAGTATAGTCTAAGATTGGTAGCTAACTGGCTTTCTACTCAATCTGGTAGATATATATCACATGTAGGACTACAGAAACGTGTCAACATCGAACAAAAGAGACGCAACCAAGGTGAAACCCATCGCGTCTATGCCAAACGCTACAAAGAAGCCTCGGAAAAAGCGAAAGTACTCGAAGAAGGCAGAATCGGCGGTAAAGGTACAAGAAGTCTCGACAAGGACTGTACCAGCAACTCCGACACCTGAACCTATCGACGTAGAACAGGCTCAGAATATTATCTTTGAAGCTAACCCCGGTCCTCAGACTGACTTTCTATCTTCTAGTGAGCAAGAGGTTCTATACGGTGGTGCAGCAGGTGGTGGTAAGTCTTACGCTATGATAGCTGACCCTGTGCGTTACCTCAATAACCCTAAGTCTCAGAAGTTATTAGTTAGACGTAGTACTGAAGAGTTAAGAGAACTTGTCGCTGTATCTAAACAGCTATACCCAAAAGCAATACCGGGTATAAAGTTCTCTGAAAGAGATAAGACTTGGAAAGCACCTAGTGGTGCAACCTTATGGATGAGTTATCTAGAACGTGATGAAGACCTTACCCGATATCAAGGACAGGCTTTTAATTGGATTGGCTTTGATGAGCTTACACAGTGGCCTACTCCATCAGCTTGGGACTATATGCGCTCTCGTCTTCGTTCTGCTGACCCTGAGTTAAAGAAAAGTCTAGCTATGAGGGCTACTACGAACCCCGGAGGTAGAGGTCACTTCTGGGTTAAAAAGATGTTTATTGACCCTTCACCGTACAACACAGCTTTCTGGGCTAAGTCTATTGAGACCAATGAGACGTTGGTGTGGCCTAAGAACTCTAAGTTTGCTGTAGCTAATGGACTGGTTGGTAATCCTATGTTTAAGCGTAGGTTCATCCCAGCAAATCTACAAGATAACCCGTACCTAGCAGAAGATGGTACATACGAAGCTAATCTACTCTCAATGCCAGAACATCAACGTAGGCAACTACTGGAAGGTGACTGGAGTGTTTCTGAGGGTTCAGCATTCGGTGAGTTTACACCATCTTTACATGTTATAGAGCCTTTTGATATACCTAACAGTTGGGCTAAGTTCAGGGCTTGTGACTATGGATATGGTTCTATGTCGGCTGTACTCTGGTTCGCTGTAACACCTTCAGAGCAGATAATCATATACAGAGAGTTGTATACTACTAAGGTTACTGCTTCTGACTTAGCGGATATGATTAACGAGGTGGAGGCAGGTGAGACCATACGTTATGGTGTTCTTGACTCTTCACTTTGGCACAAGAGAGGCGATACAGGACCAAGCCTAGCAGAACAGATGATAGGAAGAGGTTGTCGATGGAGACCCTCTGACAGATCAAAGGGTTCTCGTATTGCAGGTAAGAACGAATTACACAGACGATTACAGGTAGACGAGTTTACAGAGGAACCTAGACTAGTGTTCTTCAATACATGTAGAAACATAATAACTGAATTACCTTCACTTCCTCTGGATAAGAACAACCCTGACGATGTTGATACCAAGAGTCCTATTGACCACGGGTATGACGCACTTAGGTATGGCTTAATGACTCGACCTAGAAGCACACTTTGGGATTACAACCCAATGAATAACGGGTCAGGCTTCCAAGCTTCTGATTCTGTATTCGGTTACTGATATAAGGAAAAACAATGAACGACTTTGAAGACAACGAAGATTTCGATACAGAGCATAACATGGAAGAGATGGAGTCTTCGTTTGTTGAGGACATGTCTGAGGGTGATGCTACTGACAGTTCTGTAGGAAGTGTTGTGAGTCTAGTTGAGGAGCGTTTTAGGAAGGCTGAAACTAGGCGGTATACTGACGAGATTCGTTGGTTACAGGCATACCGTAACTATCGAGGTTTGTATGACCCTAGCGTTCAGTTCACAAACACAGAGAAGTCACGGGTATTCGTAAAGGTAACTAAGACTAAGGTTTTAGCTGCTTACGGTCAGCTAGTAGAAGTACTATTTGGTAATAACAAATTCCCTATCACCATTGATCCCACTACATTACCTGAAGGTATCGCGGAGGCAGTACACTTTGAGAGTACACCTCCTCAAGCACCTCAAGGGATGCCCCCTGCTGCTGGCGCTCCACCTATGGCTGCACCGATGCCTCCTATGCAGCCTGAAGAATCTAAGCTACGTCCGGGTGAGACTCTACCTGACCTACAAGAACGTCTAGGTGGTATGAAGTCTAAGTTAGAACCTGTATCTGATAAGCTAAAAGAAGGTGAAGGACGTACAGCAACGGCTGTAACAGTTCACCCAGCTATGATTGCTGCTAAGAAGATGGAGAAGAAGATACACGACCAACTAGAGGAGTCTAATGCTTCTAAGAAGATGCGTACAGCAGCATTTGAATGTTCTCTATTTGGTACTGGTATCATGAAGGGTCCATTTGCAGTAGATAAAGAGTATCCTAACTGGGATGATGAAGGAACCTACAAACCACGTATCAAAACCCTTCCTCAGTGTGATGCTGTTTCTATCTGGAACTTCTACCCTGATCCTGATGCAAACAATATGGATGAAGCTGAGTACGTAGTAGAACGTCATAAGATGTCTAAGTCTCAACTACGGTCCCTAAAGAAACGTCCATTCTTTCGTGATAATGCTATTGACATGTCCTTGGAGTATGGCCCTAGTTACACTAAAGAGTGGTGGGAACAGGCTATGGAGGACGATGCTCAAGATACGTCTACAGAGCGTTACGAAGTATTGGAGTTCTGGGGTTTCATTGATCGTGAGATGTTAGAGGGTTACGATGTAGACATCCCAAAAGAACTTAAGAAGGCTGATCAGTTAAACGTAAACATCTGGATATGTAATGGTCAAGTCCTTCGTTTAGTTATGAACCCGTTTACACCACAGATTATACCTTACTACGCAGTTCCTTACGAAGTAAACCCTTACAGTTTCTTCGGTGTAGGTCTGGCTGAGAACATGGATGATACGCAAACTCTTATGAACGGCTTTATGCGTATGGCTGTTGATAATGCTGCTTTGTCAGGTAATCTTGTATTTGAAGTTGATGAAACAAACCTAACTCCGGGTCAAGACCTAGAAGTATACCCCGGCAAGGTGTTTAGACGCCAAGGTGGAGCACCCGGACAAGGTATCTTTGGTACCTCCTTCCCTAATGTGTCTAACGAGAACATGCAGATGTTTGACAAGGCGCGTGTACTGGCTGATGAAAGCACAGGTTTCCCTTCTTTCGCACATGGTCAGACAGGTGTTCAAGGTGTAGGTCGTACAGCTTCAGGTATCTCTATGTTGATGGGTGCAGCTAATGGTTCTATCCGTACTGTTATTAAGAATGTAGATGACTACCTACTTGGCCCAATGGGTCGTTCCTTCTTCGCCTTTAACATGCAATTTGACCACGATGAAGATATTAAGGGTGATCTTGAAGTTAAAGCTATGGGTACTAATAGCTTGATGGCTAACGAAGTACGTAGTCAACGTCTAATGCAGTTCTTGCAGGTTGTACAGAACCCTGCTTTAGCACCGTTTGCTCGTATGGATACTATTATAAGGGATATTGCTACGTCTCTTAACTTGGACCCTGATAAAGTCGTCAACTCTGCTGCTGAAGCCGCAGTACAGGCAGAGATTATAAAGGCCAACCAGTCCCTTCAGACCCCTCCACAGGGGGTAAGTAGCCCAGAAGGTGTTAACGGCCCTCCACAGGCCGCTACAGGGCCTACAGGGGTACAGGACACTTCAGGGGGAGGTAACGGTAATATAGGTATAGGCTCTGTACCTACTCCGGGTGAACAAGGGTTTTCAGGTAACGTTTAACCAAAGCAAGACTACTTAACAGGGAAAGTACTAGAAGATGGCTAGATTAACAGCAAGAGAAACGATAGGTAGTACAAAGGAACACTTCGAGGAACTGAACCAGATGACAGCTTCGGGTGTTATCTACGTTGAAGAAGACACAGGTGTTATTCGAGTAGGTGATGGTGTTACTAACTACAATGAGTCTGCACAGATGGGTGGGGCTTTAACTCTAGTAGGTAAGAGTGGTCACGAGTTTACAGGTGGTTTTGCAGAGCGAACGACAGGTTCTGCGGGTGCCAACGATATCGGCTCCAACGTACAGTACACTTCCGAACAGGCTACCGCAGGTATCTGGAAGCGTTTTGGCTTTAGTACAACACGTCAACTAGCTAACGATGTTGAGTACTGGGGTGAAACAGACCCAGACTTTGACCAGACTAAAGGTCTATTTGGTGGTCTAAAGATGCCTGATGGTGTTACTAGCTTGATCGACTTCTCTGACACGTCACACCAGTCTGCCGTAACTTCTGGCTCTCTCCAGTACACAGATGCAGTAGGTAGTTTTAACATGAAAGAGTGTAGACTCGATGACCGCATACAGGTACGGTTCTCTTTCAACGCTGTTCCACAGGTTGCTAACTCTACCCTAGAGGTGGGTCTCATCTGGGCGACCCGTGACGCAAACGACGATGTGACGTTCACATTCCCTCTAACAACACAGCCAATCTTCTTCGGCACTGGTTCCCAAGGTGTTGCTTATCTTAACCGAGTAGAGATGTCTGCGTACATCGCGTCTGACGAGGACTTGAATGCCCGTGCTCTACCTGCGATCCGTTGTAATAACGAGATACTTATCCAACCACTCTCCACTCTAATCACAATCGTAAGGTAAGCTATGACTATTCGCATTACAAGAAACGCCGCTGGTAACTGCATTAACTTCGTAGGTTCGTCTAACCCTGCTTATTGGAACGCTTGTCTTAGTGCAGTCGTAAACGAAGATGACAGTAACCGTATTGACATCGTTAATGACATCCGCTCCCAGAACAGTGCCGACACTCAGTACGAGTTCTACGCTATGGAGTACACAGAGTTCTCCGACAAGAACGGTAACTTGTTTACGGACTCTCAAGCTGCTGTAGACTATATTAACCTAGAAGCTAACGTCTCTGGTGTATCTGACACAGGCTCAGACCTCACAGATGTTGTAGTTAACTTCCGTCTTGACGATACACACACTTCTATCATCTTAGACAACGGTGCTGCTTTTGGTGTTAACACGATTAAGGCTGTTGCTGACACAGACGGTACAATCCACATTCACGCTGTTGGTGCTGGTGCGCCTAGTGGAACTGACAACCCGTCAGACCACAAGCACTACGAGAAGCTAGTACACACTAACGTAGAGATTAACGGTAACGCTGTAGCAGGTGGCCTTCAGGATGTCGTGAACACTCTGAATGAACTCTTTACAGTTGGCCCTTTTGAAGCTGTTGTTATCTCTGATCCCTACAGCACGATGATTTCTGATGTAGCTGGTGTGGACGCTAACGGTGCTCTTGCAGGTAATGCTGTAAACCCTTCTAACTCAGACATCGCTGGTGGTTCTGCTGCTCACTACAACAAAGCTGGTTGGTTGTCTTCTGACACTATCGACCAAGCTGGTGAATACTTCAGCTTCGACATTCGTGTTGAAGGTATCATCGGTATGGGTCTTGTTGTCAATGACATCGCTGACGTAAACGGTAACGCAACCTACGGCGACCCTGCTAAGTTCTGTGACGGGGTTACTAACTCAGGTCACTACGG